ATCGACATTGCCGCGATTAAACCAGGCAAGGGAAAAGTTTTATTTTCAGAGTTCCTTGAAGAATTCTGGGACTATGAAGCATCACCTTATATTCGTGAAAAGCTGGCGCATGGTCATAGTATTGGCAAACGGCATTGTTATGACAGCATGAGCCGTTTAAATCGTTATTGGCAACCGGCTTTTGTAGACAAGCGTTTGAACAGCATAACAAGACAAGACTTGAAAAAGTTTTCATTGTCCCTTGCTGATATTGGCTTAGCCTCCGCGACAATTAATAAAATCATGGCGGTAGGTACTACCTGCTTGTCATGGGCTTTTCGTGAAGGACTTATTCCGAGCGATCCGACTGTTGGCTTGGTCAACTTTTCAGGAGAGGCGAAGAAGCGCGGAATATTATCACCGTTAGAAGCGCAAGCTCTTTTTGCATTGCGCTGGAAAGACAAGAGGGCTTATGCCGCGTCTCTTTTGGCTTGCACTACTGGAATGAGAAGCGGGGAAGTTTTAGCACTTAGGCGTGAAGACATTAGTGAACGATCTTTGAATGTACGACATTCATGGAGCGAGTATGACGGTTTGAAGAAGCCTAAGAACGGAGAAACAAGGCGTGTTCCATTGCTTCCGGAAGTTCGGGGCAAACTGCTTGAGCTTGCTGCAGAAAACCCACACGGGCAGGATGGGTTTATTTTTTATGGAACCCTCGCTGATAAACCAATAGACCGCAGTGTTTTACTTGACGGTTTGCAAGGGGCGTTAGCTGACATCGGAATAGACGCGCAAGGACGGGGTATCGTGTTTCATTCATGGCGGCATTACTACGCTGCAAGAATGGCAGATCGTATGACAGCCGATCAAGTGAGCCGAATCACTGGGCATAAAAGCAAAGCGGTTTTTGATGAATACGCTGACCACATCACAGAGCAGAATCTTGAGGAAGTCGGCAGGGTCGGTGCAGAGGTTTTTGGAAATATTTTGCAGTTTAGAAAGGGGGCTTGAAAACCCTTTGTGATGCACGAGAAGGGGTCGGTATTGCACCGAATAGCCCCGGAAATAAAATAACACTTCCGGGGCAAACAAACGCGAAACCTCCGGGGAGTGAGAAAAGGGAAGAAAATGAGAAAGCAGTATAACGACAAGAAAATAGAAATGTCAACTAATATAGAAAGCAGTGAATGTAGCTTATAACAATGGGGTAAATGAAAATGGAATTATTACAGAGCTGCAGATATAAAGAAAAACCAGACTATATATCAGAATTTTATTTGCAAGAATTATATATGCAAATAGATTTAATAATTGAGTTATGCAAGGAAGGAGAATTTTCTGCTTTTGAAGCAGCAACTATAATTTTTAATGAAGAAGACAGTTGTAGGGATTTTCAATTTGATTTAATAAAAATGTTAACAAATCTAGAAAATGGAACAGCTCCACTTCCAAGTTCCTGTACTGATGATGATCATAAAGAAATGTGGATAAAAATATTTGAGGATAATATTTTATCGTTAATGCGTGATATAGATAAATATGAATCTTATCTTAGTGATGTATTAAATAAACTTAGTAAGTTATTTGATAGTAATGATTATCAGGAAAAACGAAAATTAAAAATTAAACAAAGTATTATTCAAGATGGTATTTCATCATTAACAAAAAAATATCAAAATAGTTTTTCAAAAACAACCAAGGATGAATCCCCAAACATTTATGAAAGTAAATTTAATTCGTCATTACCTGACAATCATGTTTTCATGAAGATGTTAAAAGATGAATATCCAAATGCTTATACTGTTGTAAAAATTGGAATTGAAGCTGGCATAATAGAATTTAAAAACTCATATTTTAATTTTAAATGCGACAAAGGATGTGTTGGGTTGATTTTTTATAAAGCTGGATGCAATGTCTGGAAAACAATAGGTCGCTATATATTAATTGATAATGAAAAACCTGCAGAAAATACTCTAAAAAATTGTACTAAAAATACTGAACCGAAGGAATGGGAAAGAATAAAAACAATTCTTTTTCCAACAACCCCAAAATAACCCCAGAATAGCACCCGATGGGTTTATTCAAGAAGTAAAACAAACATTAATATCCTCATATAACCACAAATAAAAGCAAGCAGAGTTTTGTAAGGTTAATTATTATGGGGAGGTTCTGCAATGGAACAAGTACAAAAACCGCTGACAGTGAATGAAGCTGTGGAATTTACTGGTTTATCACGTCATTACATTTACAAATTAATTCACCAGAAAAAGATTCCGCATTATAAACCAAATGGCGGACGGATATTTTTCAAACAAAGTGAACTTGAGCAATTCCTTTTCAGGAATCGCCAATCTGCAGATTATGAGGGGAAAAGCCATGCCTAAAGAAAAAACCCCTCAAGGCGTGCGGCCTATTCGGGTGCAACGACACCTCAACTATATCACAGAAAAATATGAATAACAACATTCCTGAAGCAGTCATTGAAAAACTAAAACATGAAATACAAGATGTGGTTTTTGGCGGTGTTTCACTAATCATTAATATTCGAGACGGGCATCCTACATATCGAATTGAGAAAACAATATCTATTCTTAATAAGAGTGAAGGAGATTATAGTGGCAGATAGTGATAAATATGAAATAATCTCTTTGACATTTTTCAAAGATTGGCATGAACTGGCAAAAAAATATAAGCTGACAAAAGAGCAATACGGCGCAGTGGTTCACGCAATGTGCGAATATAGTTTTTTTGGCATAGAAACCGAGCTCGATAACGCCGAGGGCATGATGTTTGAAATGTCAAAGCCTTACATTAAATCTTCTAACAAAAAGAAACTCGAAGGGCATAGAGGCGGGTCAAAGGGAACAGGCGGAGCTCCTGCAGGAAACAGTAACCGCACTGGTAAAAAAAAAGAATAAATGATGATCATGTTATTAGTTCCAAGGAAAAACTGTTTTTACAAATCTGGGAAAACTGGGGGGATCCGTTTACAAAACAGTACACAATACACGATCGAAAATACTGGAATGAATTCTGGGACAATTGCCAATATACAGAAAGGCAAATATTTACAACATTGCGAAATATCCACTACAGCATATCAACAGGGCGATATGAACGCCGGTATATATCAAGTGACCCATGCAAATTTATACAAGGGGGAATGATTGATCGAGGATTATATAGCTTGCAAGAGGAATGGGATTTTTTCGGAGGAGGATATTTGAACGGAGGAGACAGTGATCAAAATTACGATTACCCAAGCCCTGAAAAATACGATGATGAGTAAATCAATACACCCTATTGATAAAAACAATAGTACCTATTGAAAAAACAATAGCAATGTAAAGGTAAAGGAGAAAGTAAATATAAAGGAAAAGGTAAATGTAAACACACATACAAAATTGTTGTTTGTGTGTGTGATTTTACAATCATTATAATATTCCGGGAACTTCCGGGGCAATTTATAGCAGGAGGGATTATGAAAGAAATTGATTTAATACCGAAAAACATCGGCAGAGAGGACAAGCAAAAGCAAATGGATTGGGCGACAGCAGCTGCAAACTGTGCGAACCATATATGCTCTTGTGTCCGCTTATTCGATGATGTTTTACTTTACAGTCAAAGCGCAATGAAACAATATCGCAGACAGTTTCCGGAACCTGACAGGGATTATTCCGGTGCTCCTTACTGGCTTATGAAGGAACGCACAAAGGAAGTTATACCAATGCACAGCGTGCAGGATATAGCTGGATTTTTTTATTGGAATACTGACTACTGGGAGAAAAAATAATCATGTCTGCGGGGGAAAAATGTAGGTACTTCCAAGAGACAATTTGATCGAGGGTGCCTACGACCCCGAAGCATGGCGGACGCACAATAAAAAAAATTCCGTTTCCGTTTCTGTTTATAATTTATGAGGTATTGTATGGTTAAAAATAAAAAATTAGCACGTAACGCCACGCCCCGGAAGGTGGGAAAACCAGCTTCAGAAATAAAAACAAAACCCGCACAGCCTGAACTTGTTACCCTTGAATATCTGGCAGAAACCCTGGGTGTTACGAAACGCAGGATCGCGCAATTCAAAGAAGAAAAAATAATTACGCCGACACGGCGCGGATTATATGAAAAACAAACTGCGCTTGTTTCTCTTTTTGCATGGTATAGGGAAAGGGTAGATAAACCCGGAAAGCCGACTGAAGCAATGGAACATGAAAAACTACGAGCAGCTATATCAAAGGCAGAGCGCGAGGAAATTCTTGTTAAAAAAGAAAAGGGTGAGCTTCACCACACTGAAGATATGGCGGCAATATTCGGGAACATATTCAGCCGGGTTCATGCAGGGCTTGAAAGTTTTCCTCTAGGTGTTGCCCCGCTTTTAACAAACAATTCCAATGCTATGGATATAGCCGCAAAGATTAAGAAAAGCCTTTCAAAAGTGTTATACGAAATGACGATATTTGATTTTGATTTATTTATTAAAACAGGCGGCGCGGAGTATGTTTCAGCGCTTGAAGCCGGAGAGGCAGGAAGTGAACAGGCTTGAACAATTCAGAAACACATTACAAAAATCAATATCATTTTTTCAGTTATTAAAACCATCTTCGGATATAACAGTAAGCGCATGGGCTTCCGCCTACCGTATACTGTCGCAAGAGGAAACATCAGCGCCAGGCAGATGGACAAATGAACGTACTCCGTATCTTGTCGAGATTATGGACAGTTTAACAAATCCTTACGTTTCAAGAATTGTTTTCCTTGCTGCCCGGCAAATGGGCAAGAGTACGTTATTTGTAAATTACCTGGGCTATCTTATACATCAAAACCCTGCCCCGGCAGTTATCATATTGCCAACCGTTGACCTTGCCGAAAAGTTCAGTACAACACGCCTTGCGAATATGTTCCGTGATACTCCCTGCCTTAAAGCATTGTTACCAGATGATAAAACACGATCAAATAAAATATTATTTAAAGCGTTTCCTGGAATGTTCCTAATCCTGACAGGCGCGAACAGTACCGCCGGAATTATATCGATGCCGGCTCCTATTTTGATTTTTGACGAAATTGATAATTATCCGCGGGATATCGGTCGCGGGCAAGGCGATGTTATTTCCATAGCTGAAAAAATGCAAACAAATTTCCCAAACAAAAAAAGTATTTATACATCGACTTGTACACTGGAAGGACAGAGCCGTATACAAGCAATGTTGGAAACATCCACATTTAAACGATGGGCGCACCCCTGCCCGAACTGCGGAGAATATTCTCAGTTCGGTTTACGGGGCGAAGAAAACCCAAATAATAATAAAGTGGTATGGAATACACGATTAAATTTTGAAACCATGAAAGCAATTTGCCCGCGATGTAATACAGAGCATACACGTAGAGAATGGGAAGCAGGGGGTGGGAAGTATATCGCACAAAACCCTGACGCAAACATTGAAGGGTATCATGTAAACGCTTTTGATCACCCTTCGATCACATGGCAGGAAATTGTAGATGAATTTATCGAGGCAACACACGCGACAAAGCGCGGAGATTTTTCCTTAATGGTTAGCTTCGTAAATTCGCGGCTCGCTGAAGTATACAAAGAAAAAGCTGAAGCGGTGGATGCGCATTTTCTTGAAGCCCGCAGAGAGAGATATATTGCCGGACTTCCTGATTTTGCCGTTGCCATTACTGCAGGCGTTGACGTCCAGCACGATCGTCTTGCAGTAGGCACATGGGCATGGGGTGAAGGTTTTGAAAACTGGCTCTTGGATTATCAAGAAATATACGGAGATCCGAAACGTCCGGAAACATGGAAACTTTTAGACCTTCACCTTGATCGTACATGGA